AAGATATTCTTGTTAATCCGCAGACTGGCGCGGTTTTGGCGCAGAACGTGCCTGCGGCTGGCGCGGTTCCGCAAGCGGCGCCAAGTGCTGCGCCGGCTACGCAAGCAGATGGGCGTTCGCGCTATTTACAGGCAAGAGGGTTTGAGGTTGGCCCAGATGGCGCGGTAAGGCCCATCCCCGGCGGCCCTGCAGATCCCGAAATCATTCGCCGTCAGGCCGAAGCTCGCAGGCCGCCCCCGCCCGGCCCCGAAGGTACGCCGGCACAGCAGGCGCGCGCGGAAGGTCAGCGAAGCGCCAGAGACATGTTGAGCCAAGAACTCAACACTGTCATGGGCTATTACGAGGGTTTGAACCGCATGGGCGCTATGACCAGCCCCAGCAGAGCGGCGGCGGCTAACGTGGCTGCGGCGGCTCGGGCAACTGGCGTTGGTCAGACGGCAGAGCGGTTTCTCGGGACCGAAGCGCAAACGCTGCGAGACAACATCTCCAACGCTCGACTGCGCATTCTGAACCATGTGAAAAACGCCACTGGCGCAACCGCGGCCCAGATGAACAGCAACGTGGAATTGCAAACGTGGCTGAATGCGCTGACCAACCCGCAACAATCTATTGAAACTGTGCGCGAGACGCTGGGGCAAATGGACGCCGTTCTGGGCAGCGTCAGAAATCAGATAGAGCGCGAACGCGCCGCCAGCAGAGGTGGTGCTGCGCCCGCGCCTGCGCCTGCACCCGCCGCAGCCACCGGCCGGGTGCCGGCACCAGCACCCGGCAGAGCGCCCGCAGCCGGCGTTAGGCGCGAAGTTGCGCCTGGCGTGTTTGTCACCGAAAGGCCGTAGTCATGCCCAAGTACACGCTGGAAGTCGGCGGCAAGACGTTTGACGTCGAATCGGATCGCCCGCTGTCCAACGAAGAACTGGTTGGCTATGCACGTTCGCTTGCGGGTCAAGGCGCACAGCCCTCCGCGCCGCCCGGGCAGATTCCAGGTGCTGGGCCGTTTGTGGCGCCGCTTGTTCCGGAGGTTCCGTTAGGTCGCCGCGTGGCGGCAGGTATCCAACGGAACGTAGGCACGGTCACTCGCGCCGTGCAGCCTACAGCGGAGATGGTCGCGGGCGCTGCGGGCGCTGTGCGCGGCGCGTCTGCAATGGCGCCACTTGGCCCTGTTGCGGCGGCTGGCGGCGGTCTGGTCGGCGGACTGACGGGCTTCATGGGTGCGCGCGCCGGCACTGAACTACTGCTGGGGAAGACGCCTGATCTGGCGGAGGCCGGTGAAGAATTTGCCACAGGTGAAATCATCGGACGCGGGCTTGGAAAAGCGGTCAGGCTCGGTGCGCAAGGTGTGGATTACTTGCGCGGATCTGCGCAACGCGGCGCCAGCAAGATTGCGCGGCAAGCCGCGGGTGATCAGGCGAACGTCATTCGTTCCGCGCTATCTGCGGCCGAGCCCGGAACGCCGCCAGCGCAAGCAACTGCAGAAGTCCCTCGACAAGCCTGGCAGGCACTGCTGGCGTTTGAGCCCACCGATTTTTCGTCTCAGCTTGCCCGAAACCGTAAGGCGCTGGCAGAGGAAGAACTTGCCCGCATGGCTGGCGGCAGGTCGCAGACCGAGGCAATGCGAACGCAAGAGCAAGCGCAACAGACGCTGAATGCGTTGGTTGCGCCCATGCGAGAGACAGAGCTTGGCGCGGCCAACCAAGCGGCAGAAACGCTTGTTCGGCTTGGCCCACAGGCTCAGGCGCGGCAGCAGTCAATGATCTCTGCGTTACGCCAAGGCCAGCCCATGCCGGTGCCGGCGCCGCAACAAGGCGGTCTGATTCGTGGCACCGTGACGGGCGAGCCGATGACCGGACAGTCCATGACTGTGCCTTCTGCGGAGGCAGCGCGCCTAGCAACACTGGCACAACAGGCGCAAGGGCCCATGTTGCGGCCGGGACAAGTCGGCGCGCCGGGACAAGGTCAAGACGCTAGGTTTCTGCGCAACCGACTGGCTGCGGCATCCGATGAGCAGCGCCAAACGGGGCAAGTGTTTGCTGAAATTGCCCAACAGCGCCGCGCAGAACGCGATTTTATTGAAAGGCAGATTGGCAGTTTGGAAGCCTACGGCCTTAAATCGTTGAGCATAGATCCGCTGTTGGGGTCAATTGATCGCGCGCTGAACGCGCCCGGACTTCGCGCCAGCAATGATCTGACGCGCGTTATGGGGCTGGTGCGAGATGATCTCGTCAATCTTGCGCAACGCAATAACGGCATCATTGACGCTCACGACCTGTACACCATTCGCAAAGAAGGCGTGGCCCAGCGCGTTAGGGATGTCCTAAAGGTTGATGATCCGAAAGCTGGGGCTAAGCTGACGGCATCAGTGCTGGATAAGTTGCGCCCAGTGATTGACGGAGCGATTCAAACTGCGGGCGGAACTGGCTGGAGGCAGTATCTTGATACTTACAGCCAAGGCATGGACGTCATCGCGCAAAAGCAAATGGCGTCGCAGGCTTTGCAGATGTTCCGTACTTCGCCAGAGCAGTACGTCAAGCTGGTACGCGGCGACAATCCTGACGCCGTAGAGGCAATCTTTGGCCCCGGCCGCTACGACATCTTCAAGGAGATGTCGGCGCAAATGCCCACGTTGGACAAGTTGGCGCGCCAGGTTGAGCTGGACAAAAAAGCGGCCGAGATGGCGGAAGGTGGTCGCAGAGAGCTTGCAGAAATCTTTGAGGCCAACAGGTCGAAGCTGCGTCTACCGGGGTGGTTCAACCCGCAGATTACTGCGGCCAACATGGGTCTTGCAAGCGTCAACAAGCGTCTTGACAAGAAAACCGTCGATCTGATCCGCAAGGCTTCCGAAAGCAATCAGAGCATGTTGGATTTGCTGAACGGCCTGCCGGAACGGGAAAGGCGCAAACTGCTGGATTTGGTGATCGAAAAGCAACGCGTTACTGGCCCCGCGCGGAGGGCGGCGATTGGCGCAACGATTGGCGAGACTGACCGGCAGATCAACAATCTGGCGCCGGCCAGCGAAGGCATGAATTACTTTGCCCCATGACCCCCAAACCCGCCCGCCACATCATCGCCTGGATCCTGCGCCGCTTCGGTTTCGCAGGCGTGGCACTGGCGCCGTTCGGGATCTTCATCCTGGCCGAGCACCTGCACAGCCAGCGCCTGATCCGCCACGAGCAGGCGCACTGGCGGCAGTACGAGCGCATGGGCGTAGTGCGATATTATGTTACGTACTTGTGGGGCCTCGTCCGCCACGGGTACGCCGATCATCCGATGGAGCGCGAGCCTCGCGCTGCAGAAACCGACGAGCGATTGACATGAGTTTGACCATGCAGCAGAAAGCCGACATTGCCACCGAAGCCGCAAAGGCTTCGCCGCCAGTCGCCGTCGCTGGCGCGACTATCGCCGGCATGCCCGTCAATGACTTGGTGCTGTGGGTCACGCTGATCTATCTGGTGCTCCAGATCGGCTTCCTGCTGTATCGCTGGGGCAGGATGCACTTTCGGGGCGGGCCTGACGCCGAATGAAAGCCCGCATCGTCATCGGTGCCCTGACGCTCTCAGCGTCAGCTCTAGTCGGCATTGCCGTCCATGAGGGCTACCGTGGCGAAGCATATATCCCGGTCAAGGGCGACAAGCCGACCCTCGGCTACGGCACCACTGACGGCGTGAAACCTGGCGATACCATCGAGCCCGTGCAGGCGCTGATACGTAAGCTGGCCGATGTGCAGCGCTTTGAGGGCGCGCTCAAGCAGTGCGTGCGCGTGCCGCTGCATCAGCACGAATACGACGCTTTCCTGAGTTTGGCGTACAACATCGGGCCGGGGGCGTTCTGCGGCTCGACGCTGGTGCGCCGTCTGAACGCGGGCGACTACGCCGGGGCCTGCGCCGAGATCCTGCGCTGGGATCGCTTCCGTGGTGAGCCACTGCGCGGCCTGACGCTGCGCCGGCAGGCTGAGAACCGGCAGTGCCTCGGCCAATGATCGACCGCACCATCTCCTACATCCTCGGCGCCGTGTGCGTCGGCCTAGCGGTAACGTCCGGCATGCTTGCGTGGGAACTCAACGTCGCCGAGCGATCCGAACAACGGATGCGCGCCACACTGGCCACAGAACGCGCAGAACGGGCTCAGGAACGCGAGAAACTGGTGGCCGAGGCCCTTGCCGCCAGCGAAGCCGCGCGAGCCTTGGAAGCACGCTGGCGAGCCCAGCACACGGAGGTGCAGACCGATGCCCAAGCCAAGATCCGCGCTGCAACTGCTGACGCTGCTCGTGCCCGCAGTGCTGCTGACGGCCTGCAGCGCCGTGCCGAAATCATCGCCG